AAGCAAAAGGATACCGTGCAAACTATCGTAGCCGAAAAACCAAGTGGTATTTCTCCCATGGATCGTCTTCGGGCAAAGTGCAACAAGACAATCATTATGGACCTTGAGCTGCTTATGGATGAATGGTGCAAGTCGGGTGATGAGGTAAAGTGTTTATCCATCTACAAATCAATGCAGCACTATGAACTCCCTGCGGCGGCGTGTACTTTTGTGGAAGAATACCTTCAAGATGTACTTAAGGAAATGAGCGATGCCCACACCGGTGCCAGCGAGTATCTTGCTGAAGCATACAGCTGTTATACCAAGAAGCAGATGCTCGCACGTATTGATGCACTATCATCGATGGTCGACGATCTAACGATGTTTAAGACGAGTGTCAAAGCGGCAAAGGCTCCACGTGAGAAGAAACCCACGGCTGCCACAAAGCAGATTGCCAAGCTCCAGTACCTCAAGCATAGCGAGGAGTTTAAGATTACCTCCATCAATCCGATTCGCATTGTCGGAGCCTATCGTCTCCTTGCCTTTAATGTAAAGACTCGGGTACTGTTTGACTATGTTTGCACGGTAACCACTGGGTTTACTATCAAGGGTACCACTATCCAGAACTTTGATGAGGTGGCTTCCCGCTGCATCCGTCTCCGTAAGCCTGATGAATTCATTCCGATTGCCGTAGGAAGCACAGAGAAACAACTTGAAAAGGCGTGGACTCAACTTACCACAAAGATTGCAAAACCAAATGGGCGCATCAATGGTGACATTGTGCTCCTCAGAATCCTTTAAAATTATGCAAACATATAAAGTAACGGTCGACTGTGGTAAAAACATTCAATGGTTCAACGATAAAGAGGAACGGCACCGCCTTGACGGACCCGCCTTTGAAGGCGCTAACGGCGATAGAGAATGGTGGGTAAATGATAAATTACATCGGTTAGATGGTCCCGCTATCGAATGCGCCGATGGTGATAAAGAATGGTATGTGAATGATAAACGTCATCGCCTTGATGGACCAGCTATTGAATGGGCTAATAGTTATAAAGAATGGTGGGTTAATGGTGAACTAATGTCCGAAAAAGAGTTCAACGAATACACTAAACCCAAACCATCTTGCGAAGGCAAGGTTGTTGAGATCGACGGTAAGAAGTACAAGTTAGTATCAATCTAAAAAATTATGGACACTCCAGTAAAAGAACCAATAGATGTAATGGCGATTGCTCGTATGAGCACCGTCATCATCGGAAGCAAGAAATCCGTCTTGGATAAACTGAATGAATTATATCCTCTTGAAGTCAAGAGCGACACGAATCCGTCACCAAAATTCTATTCGGACATGCCATTTGAGGCACAGATTGAAAAGCTCCTCAACTTTAATAAGTACAAGAACAGCCATTTTGTATACGGTATCATGTACTACTATGAAACCGACAATTCTCCCGAACGTGCCAAAATTGTAAAGGACATGAACCTTCCTGAAACGGTCATTAACTACCGTATTCAACGCGTAGAACTCCACCGTTAATACCACCATGCTCCTCGATAATATCCTCACGAAACAAAGTCTTGCAACCATCATTGAAAAATTGGTTATTGATGAAAAGATGACCTATATGGAAGCAGTTCTTCATTATTGTGAAGAGAAGCAAATCGACCCATTGGACATTGGTAAACTCATCTCTCCCGTCATTAAATCAAAGATTGAAGCCGAAGCAATGACACGCAATCTATTACCCAAAAGCAACTCATTAGATTCCTTCATGTAATATGAATACAATCAGTGACAGTCTCATTGAAAAACTTGAAGAGCTATATCCTAAGCCGAAGCCCAAGCCTGTAAAGGAAGAGCCTCCAGCCGTTGCAGTTCAGTCGCCGGCGATTCAGATGACCAATGATTGGGTTAACGGCGCCTCATCGCTATATTCTGTTGGAGCTAATAGTCTTTCGTTTCCCTCCACGTGGAATTCACCAATCACGCAACGTGTTACCTGTAGCGAGGATCATATTCAAGTTCAAGCCACAAGAGGAACAGTTTCGGGTATATACCCCTTGGATAAGTATGTGGAAAAGATTGCCCAATCCGTTCTAGAAAATCATGTTCCGATTTTGGAACAGATGTATGTTAAGGAGTGCAGTAATTCCTATGAGACCAATCTTAAACACTACATCGCCAATCAAATTATTAACCTTGAATGTAGACTAAGGGATCATATTAAACAAGAAATTGATAAACTAAAATGCAGCCCTGGGACTCATATTTGATATATAATAGTATTAAACTGCACTTTGAGAGCGATTCTTATGACGCACTCAAATACAGTTTTAAGACTTCTGCGACCCAGAAGTCGTTCTTTCAACGTAAGGACAAATACTTCTTTGCTAAGTTGGCCAAGAAGTATCCCGACAAACAAATTTTGATTGACTTCCTGGTTGCGAACTTTGCATCCTTGGATACGGGTAAGTGCTGGGCAGGCAATCTAGTTGAACAATCGGCAGACGATAACTACAAGTTCTATCTAAAACGGATAGAGTCAATGAGTTATTTCTTTGGCGATCAAGTAGACAGACTGGTGGAGCATTGTAAGGGTAATGGGCTTGCATTTGATGACTTATTTAAGTCGGAGAATGGAGCTCATCCACGAATTGCGACATTGGTGATGGACAAAACTATTGAGCTTGAAACCTTGGTAGTTCTCGACATTATGGTGGGCTTTATGAAACGCTCAAAGATTACGGAGACCATTCTATGGCCCGAGTTTTCCAAGAAAGTTCTAAAGTTCAAGCCATTCCTAAAACAGAAGGTAGACATAAAAAAGTTGCGTGAAATCATACTTTTGAGGTTTACAAATAGGGAATAAAGGATATTATCATATACGTCAATCATACAACCATACTAAAATACTATGTCATTCGCAGCACTCAAAAATAATCGCAATAATGCAATCAGTAGCCTCACAGCGGCTGCTCAAAAAGTCGCCGGTGGCGGCGAGAAGAAATCCTACACGGACGACCGCCTCTGGGCTCCAATCGTAGATAAAGCCGGTAACGGTTATGCAGTTATTCGTTTCCTTCCGGCTAAGGCTGGTGAGGAACTCCCGTGGGTCCGCTATTGGGACCATGGCTTCAAGGGTCCAACCGGACGTTGGTACATCGAGAACTCTCTCAGTTCAATTGGTCAGCAAGACCCCGTTGGTGAACTCAATTCCAAGCTCTGGAATTCTGGTGATGAGAAGGATAAGGAAGTCGCCCGCGCTCAGAAACGCCGTCTTCACTATGTTTCAAATATCCTCGTGATTTCAGACCCAGCAAATCCAGCCAACGAAGGTAAGGTATTCCTCTATAAATTCGGCAAGAAAATCTTTGATAAGATGCTGGATGTAATGCAACCAGCCTTCCAAGATGAGAAGCCAGTGAATCCATTTGACTTCTGGTCGGGTGCCGATTTTAAGCTCAAGATTCGTAATGTTGAGGGTTACCGCAACTACGACAAATCGGAGTTTGCTCCTGCGGCTCCTCTCTTCGGTGGAGATGAAGCTAAGTTGGAAGCCATCTACAACTCAATGCACGCACTCAAGGACTTTGTTGATCCTAAGAACTACAAGTCATACGCCGAACTCAAACGTAAATTGTATGAAGTTCTCGGTGAAGAAGGTCAGGTCCTTACAACTGCTGAAGCGGTTGAATTGAGCGAATCCCAACCGGCTCCGCGAAAAGCCACTGTTGAAGCGGCTGCTCCAAGAGAAGCATTTAAGCCTGTTGAGGCAGGCAGCGATGATGAAGAAGATACAGGGGACACCCTTAGTTACTTTGCCAAGCTAGCAAAGGAAGACTAATCCGTATCGACTTGATCTTTATATTATGATGAGAGGGTCCTCGAAAGGGGACCCTCTTTTTAGTACCCGAATTGTGGAGTCAACATCCAGCCCGTACGGTCGGGCATATTATTGGAGTTGTAGGTAATTGCCTGTGAGTTATTGATAACCTTACGGTCACCACCTCGACCCGATGCAGGTGCAGGAATCACAATAGGAGTAGATGCACGTTCTGCTTCTGCTTGAGCCGTGTCTGACTGAAGTGCATTCATTTCGGCGCCGACAATAGGACTATCAATTGCTTCAAGTTCAGCGGTTTCTGCATAGCGATTTAGAACTTCGGCATCGCTACCGACCATCGGAGCATCAAGGTTTGCAGTTGGTGTTAAATTAACGTTTGCTGGTGCAGCAACTGTTAGAACTTGTCCTGGTGCAGCAACTGCCTGAACTTGTCCCGGCGCGGCAAGTATAGAATTATTTGTTACTAGCGCAGATTTAGAAGTGAGTGCTTCCTTTTCAAGACGTTCTCTGTCGGATAGAGAAATGCTTTCGGATGTAGAGGTTGTTACAGTATTTGTTTCAGTAGCATTTTCTCCCGGCTTTACTTCTGCATCGGCTTTAACCTTTGGAGCTTTAGGAGTACCACCAACATCGGTTCTTCCTGTATCTGGAAGACCCAATAGACTCAGAGCTTTCTTGGTAATGTCGAACCCAGCTAATTTGCCAATGGCATTTACCGGTGCCAATAAGGTTCTAATGATACCACCCAGTAGTTCAAGGAATAGCGTTTTAAAATCAATCTCTCCGCTAAACATCTTTTTAATGTTATCGAATAGAACTTTAAATACCGCAAATTGATCGGTAAAGAATCCTACAACACCATCGACAAGATTGCCGATTAGTTTACCGAGAATTTCACTAAAACTAAAGCTGTCCAGGGCTGCCGCAATACCGTCAAAACCAAGAGCCTTTGCAATCCATGAAACTGCACCCTTGAGCATATCAAGGAGACCGCCGATAAGTCCTTCGACCAACTTTGAAAGTCCTCCTTTAAGACCTCCCACAATCTTATCCAGCATTGTGCCTTCGGTATTCTTGAAACCATCAATGAAACCGGTGATCGAATCCCAAATACCTAAAATGATGGTGATTGGTATTGCCAATTTACCAGCAAGAGAACCGAATGCCTTTCCTAAGGCCAGAAAACGTGGTGCAATTTGCGCAATGCTGCTAAAGAATTTGGAGAATGGGGCAAAGATTTTGCCGAATAAACCTACAGCTTCCGAGGCTCCTGCTCCTACCTTTCCGATACCCATTACAAGGTCCTTTACACCTTTGAATTTGGCTGCTACATTCTTAAATGCATTCACTATATCGGTGATAAATTCCGATTGAGTAAAGAAACTCTTAATTGATGTAAAAATACCCGACACCTTGGCGCCAAAATTCTTACCGATATCTAAAATCTTAGTGAATCCTTCGGTAATTTTTGTAACAAAGTTCGAGTTTTTGAACATCTTAAACAAGTCACCCATTTTGGCACCAAGACGTTCGCCAAATAAAACAATGGATTCAAATGCTCTTGTTATCGTAAGAACAAACTTTGAACCTTTAATTTTTGCTAATAGAGGACCAAAGTCTAAAAGTTTAGTGAGTCCTGTGAATAGAGCTTTGGCTTTAATTGCCAATTCTGCCACAAAGCCTTCGACAAAACCCAATAGAGCTGCACCCACGGCAATTGCCCATGTGGCCCAACTCATTTCTGGTTTCTCTTTTTTACGATCCATTAGCTCCTTACGCATTAAGGTCGTTTCTGCCAATAATGCTGCATTTTCTTCTATCAGTTTATCGATTCGGTCTCTAAATTCGCTTTCATTTTCTAATGCTTGAAGAGAACTTGCCTTTGCCGCATCCGTCATCTCTACCATTCTTTGCATCGTAATATCTGATGCAAAGTCTATTCTGTTTAGAGTTTTCAGACTTGAGGTGGCTATATCAGCCAGAAAACTCAATCCCGCAACAACCTCCTTATTATCACCGGCGTCCGGTGTTTCAGTTTTCGGACCCTCTTTTTCGGCGGTTTGGAAAGCCAATGACTGCATATTTCCCACATCAAGAAGTTTTTCAATCTTATTGAGTACCGAGATATTATCAAACATGCTTTCATTCGCAACCTGAAGTTGATATAGAATATCTTTAAATGTGCTGTCTTTATCGTCGGCCATGGGGTGTTGTTATTTTTGAGATTTCTTTCTAGCTCTTTCGTTTTCTTCCTTGATATGCTCAACTAATAGTGAAACGTAGATTTCCCTCTCCCAAGGCATCATATGATCGAGTTCTGTAAGACTGTATTTATGATGTTGCATCATTGCAAAGTTTGTTTGATAGTGGTTAACCAGTGTATCGTGGGAGAGGGCTATTAGAAAAAATTCTGGAGTCCTCTGAGCATTACCTTGTTTTCATGTTGGCAGTGTTTGCAGGTAAAAGAAACTTCATGTTCGAGCTTTGGCATTGCCTCAATGAATTCTTGAATTTTCTGGAATTGGACCTGATTCAATGATTCAATGAAGGTAATAACCTCTTCCCGAGACTGTTCTGAGGTTGGATATACCTTTTTGTCATCAAAAATGGATTCAATACAATGAACAAGCACGTCATATGCCGCAGCTTTTTGTTCGACCTTTGATTTGCCCGTCATTTCCGTAATGAAATTCACATCGGGCCAACGCATGATAACTCCGATTTTGTCATTCAGTTTAATTTTATTGGACGGGGCGTTCTCTGTATTCACAGTGATTTCATCAAGATTTACTTCATTCACAGTTGATTTTTCACAACTCGTGCACTTGATACCAATTTTGGCAACTTCGCCCACGGATTTTGAACGTAGTTTTAGAAAAATGTATTCCAGGTCAAAAATCGGTAGGGTATTGGGATCAATTTTACCAAAGGTGCAGGAAGCAATAGTATCCTTCATTGCCTGCATAATCTGCTTTTGATCCTCAGATTCAATTGCCATCATTAGGACCTTTTCTTCCTTTACCAGATACGGACGGTAGACCAACTTCTTTCCGCTGGAAGGAAGTTTTGTTTCATATTTCGGTGTTTCAATGATTGGTAGTGCCATAGTATTATGATTTTGTAGAGTGATTCACTCAATGAGGACTAATTAGATTGTAGCAAAGTCCTCGTATGCTACTGTTACATTAAATTTCTGAATGGTATTCTCTGCATTATTGTCCAGACCAATACCCGTCAGAGAAATAGGAAATGCATTATTTAAACGAACACCATAAACCTGTTTGTCGTCTTTATCCAATTGCCAAATTTCAAATGTGCCAGCGTAACTATCAAGGTACTTGGCTCGGTATGTTGAAAAATCAATGGTGCTTGAAGACCAAAGATCGAATACCTTTTTAATGTGGTAGTCGTTTGTAAGAAGAAAAGTAAAATTTACATCTTCGTTAATGTACCCATTCGGAATTTTAATAGACTGTCTCAATAGCTGATAGTCGAAGGTATTGATCTGTCTTCCCGGAAGTGTACAATTCTCACATAGGATATTTAGATCCTCTGAGTTTGTAAGTGACCTCACCGCCGGTGGTAGCGTGGCCATGAGCTTAAACCGATTCTGATGAGCAGGACCGCTTCTTTTAATTAACTGGGATTTTAAGTCGTTAATTGATGACATAAATTATCGCGCGGAATACTGTTTGCGAGAGTCCAACCAAATCTGAGTCTTTGTGCCACCTTTAAAGTGTTCGGTTGGTAGGAAGATTGCTGTTTCCCAGTCGGGTGCAAATACCTGAGATGGTCGGGTTTTCATATGACCCGTAAGATAGTGCTTGAGGCAAGGTGCAAATTCACGGAGTCTTCTAGCACTTGCAAGGAGGCTATAACGAATCTTGAGCCGAGTTTTCTCGGTAAGTTTGTCATCGGAAAGGGTGCCAAGCAGTTTATCTAAGAACTTGGCCCGAATCTTTGGATGTAGGTAGTGTAGGTTGAGCCCAAGGAAACCTCCGGCCGCGGGACCAATTACTAAAACCAACGGAAATCTATCGTAATACGGAAGTTCCTCTTTGAACTTAGGATCATAGGCAAACATGTACATATTGCCCCAAATTGCCTTTGAACGCTGTTGCACCTTATCGTCGTTGAGGAGCGCCCTACGATTGATTCTGCCGTTTAGCTCCTTTACTCTCTGAATGAACCAATCCTTTGCTTCAATCGAACGTTTTTCAAACCCCGTGGAGTTGAATTCTTTTTCAAGTGTTGTGAAGAGTGAGACTGGCATTAGTTCTATTTATATGTGTTTAGAGTATCTTAATGCCCAACTTACGGAGCATGTCTTCGTCCCAAATCTCAAAAATCCACCCACGGTCACTGGCGTACTCGGTTGCCGCTTCCCACTTGGAGATGTTTTTTGCATACGTCATGACCTCGGTAATGTATCTCTTTGTCTTTTTGCCAGGATTCTTGGGTGGACTCACTTCTTTCTTGGGTTTTACCTCGATCAACATTACGCGCCCATCGGTGAATTCAAACTTGACATCGACAAAGTACCGATGAATCCGTCCGTCCGTCTTACAGCGGTACGGTACCACAACCTCTTCCGAGCACCATGACGCAATGAATGACTGTTCGTCGAGCCATCTAAAGAGCTGTCGCTCCCAGAGAGAACGATAGACAATGTTCGACACATTGCCTCGATATTTGGATGGATTCTTAGGTGTGAAGGTGCCCTTATATGTCATATAAATAGATATTTATGTCTTCTATTCTAGCATTTCCCCAAGAACTCCGAGATGATTTTAAGGCTTGGCCCTGTGTCAATTTTACGTGTGCGGATAATGATGCTAAACCTATCTTTTTTCCCATCCCACAGGGCCTTACTTTTTCTGATTCGATGACGTATTCGACGATTGATTTAGGAATTTTAGGCGATGTTGCGGCAAAGGGTATGGTTGCTGCCGCTGGAGAGGGTGATGTAGGGCGAGCGATCGGGGCAGGGGCTAGAACCGCGGGAAATGA